TTCTAATTTCTTCTTTTAAAGAACGAATCTTTTCCTTGATGATAACATTCATAGAAGAGAAGATCTTAATGTCCAAAAGATCTTCAATCACTTCTCTACGACTTGAAGCAGTAAGTTGCATGAAAGGAACAAANTTACTACTACCCAGAATAATTATTTGAGTAAATGATTTGAAATTCATCTTGAGTACTGATTGTTCCAACCATTTCTGTTGATCANTGGCTGAAGAACTTTGATCGAGAACAGATCCATTACGATAGATCTCAAANATNTTTGGTTTGATTCCTCTTATGACTTTCCACTGAATTGTATTTACTTTGAATTCAATCTCAACAAGACAATCTTTCTCGTTTGTAGTATTGATAAGCTGAGGTTTATTAATTTTCCTAAATCCGCGGCCAAAAAGAACAAAACAAAGAGCATCTAAAATTGTACTTTTTCCTGCCCCATTATTACCTACAATCAAAGTAGTTGAGTTCTTATTCAAATTAACTTCAGTAAATTGATTGCCGGTAGATAGCAGATTTTTCCACCTAATCTTTTCAAAGATAATCATAAAAGAAAGTCACTCACTTTTATCATACTTGATTTTTTCTTTTTCGCCAAGCTTCTCTCAAAGATTCTTTATGAGATTCGCTAAATTTTTTCCCTTTACGGGAATCACTTATTTTCTTTTTTTGTTCATCTGTAAGTTTCACACCACCCATTTTAGATATAGTTTCTTTTCTTTTTTGAATGGTTTCTTCACTTTGTTTTTTTCCAGTTTGAGTTTTTCTCATCTTCTCTAATGTTTCTTTATTATACATTGGATTATTTTTCTTCAAATATTCACTTTGTTGTTTCTTCCACTCATCACTCTTTTTATGTCCAGAAGAACCTTCACCACCATTTGATTGATTTCTCAATATCCCTGTGCCCAAATCTTTCCTACCCAAAACATTAATCATATAAACTTCATGCTTAAATGCTTCTTCTTCAGTTATATTCTCTTTTAATATAAGGATTCTATCTTCTGGTGGAACTGATATTACTACACCCCTTCTTCCTCTATGAGGAACAAATTTTCTCTTTCCACTACCCTTACCAATGTAATAAGGGGTTTTATCTTCTCTCAAATAAGCATAAGTATAAAACATTCACACAATAAACTCTGTATTATATATAAGAATTTCAAACAATATCATTTTCTTGAGGGGGAATCACAATGTCATTTGGGGTAATGATAACATATTCATGTCCATGAATTTCACAAACATTTACAAGTAGATCACTATCTACTTCCATTACATGCATTTCGGGATAATCATCTTCTTCTAACATCATAGCAAAACGAGTAGCATCATCTTCCTCTTCGAAAAGATAAAGGACTTGATCCCCATCTTCGTTGATTACTGAATAAGCACCTTCATCTTCTCTGCCACTGATTGTTAGGATAAACATTCTACACTAGTTCGCAAGCCTCTTGATATACTTCGGAAATAAGTTTTTGAACTATTGATTTATCTAGTTCGATTTCTGCTTCCTCCACATATCTATTCAAGATGGAAAGTGTATCTTCAGACTCAAATGCTTCAAAGTCTTCGTTCTCTTGAATCTGGAAGTTTTCTACAACTTTAAGTTCCGATACATTAGAAGCATAGAGTTTATCAATAAACTTTTCAAACTTCTTAAGATCAGTTTTCTTACGAACGATCACTCGAACAATCTTATTTTCATACTCACGAGTATCAAAGGTCTGATAGTTAGTATCCTCATAGTAAATACTATAGAACATTCTATAAGGATTATTGACTGGAGTATGTTCTAGAGTTTCAGTATCAAAGATAGTAAAACCTCTAGTATCATTTACATCATTCCAATACAACTCATAAGGATTTCCTAGATAAAATACTCGTCCGTTGTTCGATCGAGTGTGATAGTGTCCCGAGTAGACCCTATCGAACCTCTCAAATAGTTTGCTCTCCAGACCATGCTCCATGATGATTTGTTTATTAACTCTAAATCCTTGGAGTTCAAGGTGCCCCATCGCGCACGGGCAAGTTGTACTTTCAATAAGTTTAAGAGTGCGTCCTTCATTTTCTTGATTGATCCACGGAATAAAAAGAGTAGGTAACTGACCCAACATTACTTCAGTTGGTTCAGAATATACAGTTACATTATCATATTCACGCAGAAGAAGATCAACTGCATTTACCTGATTTGTATTCTTGTAGTAAGCAGTGTGGTTCCCAACAATAGTGTGAACCTTTACGCCCATTTCGTTTAGACGATCGTAGTAATTATTCTTTGCCCATGATAAAGCAGAGAAATCAATTCCTTTACGACTATCAAAAGTATCTCCCATATCTACAACAGTAGTAATCCCATACTCTTCGAGCGTTGGGAAAAATACGTTGTTATAGAACTTTAGGAAATAATCATGAAAGAGTTTGGAATTCTTCCTTGCTCCAAAGTGCTGATCAGTAATAATTGATACTTTCATTCAATAACGAAGTTTGGAGTGAACTGCATCCTTGATGGAATTATAGTCGGAATAGTCTGATCCGTCAACACTACCACTCTCAAAGACCTGATCAAATCCTGTTCTCTCAAGAATCTTATTTTTAATTTCCAGTTGCTTCTTCTCTTTCTGAATACGTCTCAAAAATGCGTAGTGAATAATCTGAGTGAAGTATGCAAATGGATTTTGAGATTTCTCTGGATTAAAATTATGAATGTACTGAACACAGTTTTCAATGCCATCAGAAATCATATCATCTTTGAACATGTAATTGACAAAGTTTGGTTTGAATGATAAATGATTGGCAATCTTTAAGAAGCACTCACCAATATACCTGGGAATTTGTGGCTTTGGATTACCTTTGATTTTGGCAATCTCAATATCCTCACGATACTTAATGAGTGCAGCAAGAAACTCTTTGTTGTTGACGTAATGCTCTGACCTCTTTCTTTTGGTCATAACTGCTGTTGTTATCATTAGATTATCTCATAATATGTATGAATTCTACCACCTATCCTGATACTTGACAAGGTATCAAATACTGTGTAGAATACCTTTGTTAGGGTTGATAGAGAAGCTTTAGCTATTCTTATAGAGCTTTTCTAAGATCTCTTTAGCATCATTAACGTTAGCAAGATATCCCATCTTACGAGATATCTTTGATTCATTATTCTTTGTTTTAAAACTTTCTCTACAATAACTTTGATACATAGAAATCATTTCAACATCAGAAGATTCGGTCATTGTAAGAACATCTTCAATGTTAATAATAAACATATCTTCAGTAGTTGTCTTTAACCAAGGTTCTATTTTATATCCCATTACTCCAGATCTTCCTTTGATCTCAGAAACGATAATAGGATTGGTAACTAAAAGGAGAGTTCTATCTTCTTCTTCAGTAGCAGCTACTTTAGCAAAGATTTCCTCTCCTGTTTTGAGTTTGATTGTGGAATAAAAATCATCTTCTATCATTTGTTCTTTAGTTGTATTGTAATGATTTCATAGTTAAACTGTTCCTCGTTGTATATACGGACTCTTTCTATAAAGTGGTTTAAAGTATAGTTTTTTCTTGATTGAATTGTACAATCATCAGAGATGTCGTAGAGGACTGCTTTAGTTTTATTTTTTCCTTTTCTAAGAACTCTTCCAATTGATTGAAGATTTCTAATTCTCGATTTACTGGGTGAAGCAAAGATAACGTTATGGAGGTTCTTAATATTAATACCTGTAGAAAATGTTCCATAGGAAGCAACAATGATTGCGTCACTCTCTCTTTCAGTGATTTCCCTTACTAGTTCTCTCTCTTCAGCATCAACACCACCATGAACGAAGAATACCTTACGATCATTCTTCTTGTTTTTATTTATTAAATCATATAGAATAGCTCCATGAGTTTCCACTCTTGAGAAAAGAACCAAGGTATTACCTTTTAAATCTAATGATAGGTTCGTAATAAACTTATTTCTTTGTTCATGGGAAATCAGATATTGAATTTCATCTTCATAAGTTTCAAATCTTTGTGGTGGGTGTTTTAGAACAAGGCACTGAATATCAAGCTGGGAAAGATGTCCTTGCTTCATCAATTCCGCAGTTTGTGTTACCTTATATGATGGTCCAAATAATCCTTCTAGAACCCATTTATGTGTCTGTGTTCCATCAAGTGTCCCAGTAAATCCAAAACGATACTTGGCATGATGAAGTTTAGACATGATAGATATAAGAGACTTACTCTTAAATAGATGAGCCTCATCACCTATTACAACATTGTAATCTTCAAAGAAAGAACGATCTAACTTATAAACAGATTGCCATGTTGTAATTGTGACCGGATACTCATTTGTTTTCTCCTTACCGGAATAAATTTGGTGACAACATGAATCTACATCTAAACCATAATCACGAAAATCCCCGTACATCTGACTTACTAAACTTGTCGTTGGAACAACTACGAGAATTTTTTGATTCTTATCCATATAATACCGCACGAGGGCGTAAATCATCAGACTTTTACCTGACGCAGTGGGACTTATCAATAACTTTCGATTATGTCGTAGGGCATCGTATACTCCCTCAATTTGGTATTGACGTGGTTGATGTGAACATATGGACTGCATGAAGTCTTTGACACCTTCATATGAGATTTCTTCATTAATCTCAAAAGGTAATCCGTAAAATCTATTATCCTCAAACTTATAAGTGTATCCATATTGCTTACAGAAGGATACTAACTTATCTAAAAGTCCGACATAAATCTGTTTTGATCTCATATCGTAGAGGTGAATCTCTCCGTTCCAGTTCCTCCCACGATATTGAGGCATAAATTTTGCATTCGGAACCTCAAACTTAAAGTGATCTCTAAGTTCATATTCAATATGTGGTTCCGTGTTAATTTTTAAAAATACTTCGTTGGATTTTGATATAACAAGGTTTGCTGTAGTATCAATCACAATAATCCATTCATCTTGGACTATTTATTCACCCCAATCCAGCTGTAAATCTAATAAACTCGATTGCATTCTTGATTTGATATGTTCTATTCTGAATCATCTTCAAAATACTTTCAATGTAGTTTAACATTGTGTCATAGTAATCAATTTTTAAACACACTTGAGAAAGTTTCTCATCAGCATCTAAGTATTTTTGAAGAGTTTCTTTGTCACGTATTTTTTTAGGAAATGGATTCTCCACATAAACATCAGGATCTGCTTTTCCAGTATAATATTCATATCGGTCATGTCTAATATTTTTTCTTTGTTGTTCCGATCTTTTCTTCAGAAGAATGATATTATTGTAAATATCAAAGTATTTTGCATGTAGTCTTGCAATATTCAGAGATTCTGTGTGTAAGTTATCGGGATCAATTTCACAATCCTGTTCCCACATTTTTTGGATTGTATCCAAATCAAGTGTCATAGTGTAATGGGTTTCCGTTATTGTCTACTATATCGTAAATAGTATACTTGAAACTGACCTCAGCCGTCAAATACTCAATATCACTATCTGTAGCATCAAACTGAAGATCTGTCAAAGTATATGGGAAAATATTTCTAAATTTAACTTGGAAGTTTGAATTATTACTACTTGTGAGAATGAATAGAGTAGCATCTGAATACAAGTTCATTTGATCTTTGAACTGAGCATCCATAGCTGGATTGTCATTTTGAAAATTATATATCTCATTTAAACTTTCTGGAAATCCAATTCCACGAATCCATTTTTGGATTTCCATGTAATTTTCGAGATTTTCATCAACAAGAAATCTCAATTTCAAATCGGAAAATTCAATTTTATCTCCAGGAATGGGAATATCTTTAAGGTATGTTGGTTGGTTTGCAAAACCAAATGTCAAACCAGGAATATTCATAGAGTTTCCAAAGAAAGAAACCTTACGAGCTCTGTTTACGACAAACTTAAATCCCACAGGAGATAGAAAATTTCTATTCTGTATTTGATTTCTAAACGCGTTAGATACCGCCATGTTTTTCTAACTATTTATTCTAAAGCATAAAAAAGGAGCCCTTTCGGACCCCTGAAAAACTTATGTGAAATGGATCACATGAGGTTCTTAATCGCAACACGTCTGTAGTAACGGTTGCTGTTGACACGAAGACGACCGAGACCCTGATCGGTTCCTTCCGCGAATGGGTTGGCGACAATACCATAACGGGTCTTGAAGCCAATCTTGGGCTGGAAGGTGTCCTCTCCAACGGCACGAACCATTTGGAGGGGAACATAAGGACAATAGAAGAGTCCAGCGTCATAAGCTGAAGAACCTTTATAACCAACAACGTAGTATTGGTTGGTTCCTTGTTCCAGACCACTGTTGTCGCCAGCCAGGTTTGCCGAATAAGGATCGATATAAACACGATACTTACCGTTGATAGTACCAGCGAAGGTGTTACCGGTGTCATCAACATTCAGGTTAGCGTTCAGAGCTGGGGTGTAATCGAGAACACCAGCCATGGTCAGAGCTGAAGCTACGTCAGCTGAACACATGATGATGTTACCCTTTCCACGACGAGTTCTCTGAGCAATTCTGTTAGCATCTCTTTCGATTTGGAACAGAAGACCCTTGAACTTCTCAACAGACCAACGACCGTTGGAGTCGATATCCAGGTCAAATACACCCTGGGTAGCAACGTTCTCAACAGCACCTTGCTCAGCGATCTTGTAGATGGTTCTGATGACTTCACGGTTGATTTCAGCCAGAATCTCACTCGACAGAATGTTAGCGAGTTCTGCTTCAGCGTTCAGACCATGGATTGCCTTCAGGTCTTGAGCCAGTTCGAGTGAATACTCAGCCTTCAGAGCTCTTGACTTCGCCGTAACAGTAACTTTCTCGATTGAGAAAGCCATCTGATTGAAGTGATCACCATTACCTGAACCCAGGTTCTCAGCATCACCAGTAACCATACCTTGACCAACGTCATAGGCGGTTGAGGTAGCTGAACCAACAGGGTTTAGGATAGCTGGGTTAGTACCTGACTGTGAGGTAGTACCCAGACCAGCGTTAACATCAGAGAAACCAGCAGTGAGGTTGAATCCACTGTCCTGACCAGAGAATGCGGTATCTGATTCGTTGAAGAATGCTTCAGTTCCGCTCTGGTTATTATAACGGGAACGCATTGCGAAGATGAGTCCAGTAGGACCACTCATTGGTTGAACACCAGCCAGGTCATAAGCGACCAGGTTGGGCATTGAACGTCTGATCAATGAGATCAGAACAGGATCGAAACCTGCGGTAGGACCACCAGCTGCTGAGTCAGCTCCGAAACCACCAGAAGCACCAGCTGCGTTAGCAGAGTTGGTGGGGGTTTCCATCAGGTTGAATCCACTAGAGAAGGCGTTTTCTTCTCTCAGAAATTTTTCTTGGTTTTCCAGCAGGACAGCGGTTACAGCTCTACGATGTGAATCTTTGATTGGATCCAGACCCTCATAATTGAGGAGAGGTGCCCACTTTTCCTGCAGATGCTCGGAATGGAACATTTGCGTTTACCTTTGTGAATGTTTACGTTTGATTAATGTTAAATTCAGTTCTTTGCAACAGCCTGAAGAGTTCTCAGGTAGTTAGCCATTGGTCCCGAAACAGATTCGGTAGAATGATCTACTCCCTCAGAAAGGGTTTCAGTATGTGCTTTAGGAGCTTTGTTTACTGGGAAATATGATTCCTTCAGCATCTCCAGTTTTTCACGATATTCTTCTTCACTTTCAAACTCAACACTTTCGGCAAGTGAAGCGAGCTTCTCTTTCTGAGTAGCAGCGAGGCCCTCGGAAATCTCATCAAAGATTCCATCAGCAACCGACTCTGCGAGTCTTTGGTTAAGATGGATATTCTTCTCAATCTGCTCGTTGAGTTTTGTCTCCATGTCATCAAGTTTTTCTACCATGCTCTCAAGAACATCATATTTATCTTCAGGGATTGATACATAA